TCCTAAAATTATAATAACTTGTGAATATGCGCCTGATAATTACTGGTCTGACAACGAGTTGGCCCAAATTATGCGTCGCCTAGATGAAGTTAAAGTATTTAAGGGGGATGGTAAATTTGAGGTGGTTAAGGGTGTTAAGGTGGATGTTAACGAAGAATTGGTGTTGGTGGATGATGTTGTGTAAGTAACTATATCTACAAACTCACTCCCTCTCCCGGACACTGTGATTGTGCCTGTTGTTATGAGTAGTGAGAAGTAATGGTGCTCTCGGAATAGTTATCGGTATAAATACATCAAATAATGTATTTATTAAAGGGGCCCCTTCCCCTTGAACAAAGTACATTATGGCAAGTTGAATGTATTTATACTTTCAAACCTTAGCGAGGGTTTCGCTCTAGTCATTACGTCTCTACTTGACTCATACCGGACACAATTTTTTGGGGGCGCGAAGGAGGATTGTATGTGTTTGTACATACAATTTGTTTGATTTTGTTTATATATTTACTTTTTAATTGACTGATTTATATGCAGGATTAGTTTATAATAATAATCATCAACGTACTTCATAAGTCGATGAGCAAGTTCTTGATTGGCATCAAATTGCTTTTCATTACAATAAAGTCTCAGCAATAACTCATAATACTCTAATTGACTCGCTGATTCAATTGGACGTATTGTGTCAATTGGAGGTGGTGGTGGAGGAAAAGATAATAGTTGTTGTAATTGGTGTAAATGTTGTTGTTGTTGTTGTTCCATTTCCATACGTATATGTTGTATTTATACGTATTTAGTATTATCTTCTTTAGACTGTGTTAATTTATTGATTTTTTGCCGCTTTATCGAATAGAGCTTTCTTTAACTGAGCCTTTTTGATGATCTCATTTATAGAAGCTGTGGTTGATTGGGATAAATCTGGGTCTGATAGTCCCTGCGGCTCTTCCTCCTGGATATCCTTGTGGTGATCTTTGGGGCGGTTACTTGCCATGAAATGTTCAGTAAAAGCTTCAATACTGGCGGGCTCCCAAGCAACATCTAATCCTTGCTCTATCGCTGTAATGAAGAGTGCAAAGTAGTTCGCAGTAGCAGCGCCTATTTTGGTGATTTGGAATGATGGAGTGACGGATGTATCAGTGATGGTTATTGCCCATGTTCGCATGTTGCGTGTACAATTGTCCACTACATTTGGAGCTTGCCATGTTGCTCCAAATGGGTCGTTGACACCACCCTGGACACATCCTACTAGTGCGCCTACGGCTGGTTGATAGTCTACTGTTACTGACGAACTAGTCCACAGTGCGCTTACTAGGTAGGTGCCGAGACCTACCGTTTCTGGGAATGTGACATATCCCTCACCTGTTATAGTACAGCCCAATGTGTTTGCTGAGCTCTTTTCAATTGTCGATTGAGAACCGAATGGGTTTGGTGTTGAGAGCCCTGTATTGTTTTGGAACATATCTGACTGGACGATAGTACCTACGCCAGGCATCTTTGTTTTACTGAACCTAATCTGGTAAGTAACCCAGAGTTCGCCTAAAAGTGATGGGTTGCCTCCGTCGTTTACTCCTACTGAAGCTATTTGGAACTTTCCGAGGTCGCAAAGTCTTAAGTCCTCGGTCATGGTGTTTGATCCGGTACGTACGCAAAGTTGGTCAACGGGTGTTACCTGCTGGGCGCACTCTATCGGATGGAGCATTGACTGACTGGGTTTGCATGACGCGCCGTATTGGTGGTTTTCCATGACGGACTTGTTAGTGAAGTTAGGTTGATTAACGTTGTATTCCGTTGCCATGCACACTGTTCCGATTGAACCTGTGGTGGCATCTGAGAAGTTGGACCTGAATTCGAAGATCATGCCTTCGACTTTGTATTGTTCGAAGTTTTGGGCAAGCGAAGCTAACCACGGAAAGGTTTCCGCGAGGCCTGGGTTGATGTTTAATGAGTCGATCACGAAACTATTGTCTCCTGACGAATATATATCCTTGATATATTCTCTGTGCCTCATAACGAACGATCCGTCGTTCCCGTTGCGGATCTCGGGAGGGTCGGTGCCCTCTGCGAGTTTGTTTTCCTTCACTTTGAAGTGGATGGGTGCGTAATCACCGAGGCCTGCTACTGCTTGACCCATGCCTGCTAGTCCTCCTAATTGTGTTAGGAGTTCTTGGAGGCCTTCTCCCACTACTGATCCAAGTCTAGAACCGTAATCCTTCTTATAATCACCTCGGCCCCTAACGGTAGTCCTTTTCGGTACTCGTGAAGTTCCTCCTCTCTTGTAGGAGCCACGTCCGGAGACGGTTGACTTTGAGGCGCGAAGCTTTGCCATCTTGATGCCATAAGCTTTTCTCTGTGCTGGTGTGAAGTTCACCATGATTGTTATACTTTGTATACCAATAGCACTATTTAGACGTCTTTAGACAAATTACTACTACTATTAATGCTTAAAAGAGATAGTAATGATTAGCTATAATTCTTAGAGCTAAGTTGTCTTTAGACCATGTTAAATAATAAATTAATTAACACAGAAGTGACATATGTAATACTGGGGATATGTCACTTAATGTATAAAGAAGATAATACTAAATACGTATAAATAGAAGATATTTAGTATTAAAATGGAACAATTAAAATTTGGCAAGAGGACGTATGATCCTGAGCTACGCAGCAGGACATGGTCCTTAACAATTTTTAATAAGGTGGATAGTAATGGTGTGGAAATTAGTAAAGATATAGACCATTGGTGGAATATCTTTACTAAAGAAAATGAGAGTATGAGGTGTACTTGGTTGGTGTGCCAACTTGAGAGTTGTCCTAAGACCAATAGACTCCATATCCAAGCTGGTATTTGTTATACCAATGCCAAGAAGTGGAAGACTGTGCGCAAGATCTATGGATCTCACCATAGCGAACCAGCTGAGTCTGATGCTGCGCTTTGGAATTATTGCCAAAAAGTAGATACTCGTAAAGAAGGCACATTGCCGTTTCTTCTTGGAAGTGGGCCTCAACAGGGTAAACGGAACGATTTAGAAGTCGTGGCTAATATGATTAAGGAAGGTAAGAGTGTGGAAGAAGCGGCTATGGCGTTTCCTTTACAGTATATACGTTTTCACAAAGGCATTGAAAAGTTGTGGATCATGCGTAATTTAAAGCACCGCACAACTAAGTCTTGGAACGCTTGGTGGTCTGGCACTGCTGGCCTTGGTAAAACACAAGCAGCGGTGGCTATGACGTCTAGTGGTCATGAGTACTATCTCAAGGATGGCACCCAATGGTGGGATGGTTATATGGGTGAGGAAGTTATTATAATTGATGACTTTGATGGAAAGTGGCCTTTCCGAAACTTGCTCCTATTGCTTGATAGGTACAAGTTTCAAGGGCAATACAAGGGTGGTTATTACCCTATCAATAGTCCTAAAATTATAATAACTTGTGAATATGCGCCTGATAATTACTGGTCTGACAACGAGTTGGCCCAAATTATGCGTCGCCTAGATGAAGTTAAAGTATTTAAGGGGGATGGTAAATTTGAGGTGGTT